TGTTGCGTCTCTGGAAGCGCGAGATGCCTTGCAACCTCAAAAGAAATTGTTTGTGCGACCATGCTACGAATAGCTTGGCGTACAACATTTTCTCTTTGTTGTTGCTTGGCGGCTTGCGGTCTGGATCTTGAATTCATACTTTGTATGCTTTCTTGGTTTGGACATTTCGATGGTAATCACGAAGCGTGTGCATGCTCTAGGATGTATTCCTTATGGATACAAATAAGAGCCTAGATGAGTTTGAAATCATCGCTGCACTTCTTCGTGACGCTCACGCGTCCGTCGGAGAAGTGTTCAACACAAGGAGTTTACGACTCACCCTTAATAAGGTGAGAAGTAGATTCCTCTCTGAAGGACCAGGTTTTCTTACGAAAACTCTGTTTCGTCTGGGCAAATGCCTTGATCAGGCATTAGCTGGGAACGCAATCATGACTCCTGATTTTCATGGTTTCAAAACCATGAAACACAGTAAACTACCGATGTTATTCGGTGAGTTTTTCGTGAAAGTGTTCTCCCAGGACGGAAATGTCCTTCCTCAACCTGACGCAAACTGCGTTAAGTGGCTTAGGCAGCTCTTGCTTTCTTTTGGAAAGTATGAACTACCCTATTCCAGCAAACAAGAACAACAGGTCCTCGACGACTTTTGTAAAGTCGAAGAAGACTTATCGGACGTTGCTTGCAATCTGCATCAGTTGCATGTTGCTTGTAACGATACTATCGGGATGCGTCGCTCCAGATTCTCCTACTATGAGAAAGATCAAGGAATTGATCTATCTCTTGGAGTCTCCAAAGAAACCATCCGAGTAGTTCGCGAGGCGAGAATATTGTTGCAAAACATATTCTCGTACTTCGACCCTACTGACATTTATCCAAGGCACGGACCTGGAGTTGTTGCTACAAAGCAAAAACTCTGGTCCAAGTTCCTTTGGACAAACGTTAGTGATCGAATAACCAGGCTATATCCCTTCGATGCGTATTTTTGCGCGTCTCCAGGACATGTCTGTGATACATATCAATCCTTTGATAAGATTGATACTCGTGATCTTCCTGCCCGAGTTATTCTCGTGCCGAAAGATTCCCGCGGGCCTAGACTAATCTCCTGCGAACCCGTTGATTTTCAATGGATTCAGCAAGGGCTAAGTTCGGCCATTGTCCGTCTTGTGGAGTCACATGATCTTACAAAAGATCATGTGTACTTCACCGATCAAGAGCCTAACCGAAGAGCTGCCTTAATAGGCAGCCAACGGGGCGAGCTCGCGACTTTAGACCTCAAAGAGGCTTCAGATCGCGTTTCACTTGATTTGGTTCGTCTACTGTTCCCTCCTCACATATGTGAGTACTTGGAAAGCTGTAGAAGTTTGTCGACGGTGTTACCGTGTGGTAAGGAATTAAACCTTAGAAAGTTCGCACCAATGGGGTCAGCTTTATGCTTTCCCGTAATGGCGTTAACTATCTGGGCCATCCTTTCTGCTAGTGCACCTAACGCGGAGACTGTTAAAAGTCTCCTTGTATACGGTGACGATGTTATTGTACCAACCACGTTTGTGGAGAGCGCAATAACGCGACTCGAGGAGTTTGGATTGAAAATCAATCGCTCCAAGAGTTGTTTTCACGGATTCTTTAGAGAATCCTGTGGCTTCGACGCCTTTTTAGGCACGGAAGTCACTCCAGTACGCTTGCGTACCGTGTGGAAGTCCTCACCTCGTCCTGACGTCTATACTAGTTGGATTAGCTATGCTAATTCTTTCTGGGATAGACGATGTTTCAACGTCTACAATTACATTGTAGAGAGATTATGCCATATATATGGCCCAATCCCGGCCCAAGACAGGATGTTATCTTGTCCAAGCCTGCGCGATTCATCTGCAGAATGTCGACCTTTCAAACGAAAAAGAGATCATCATTTACAAAAAATGAAGTATCTAGTTCGTGTGGTAGAGTCGCCCTCAGTTTTCCAAGAGATAGATGGTTGGTCCATGCTCCTTCGGTATTTTTCCGAAGGTAACAGGGTCAACTTTTCTATGTCTGAGAGACATTCAGGCGGCAGAGCACCTTCTTTCGAAGGTGTCCAGCCGTTTTCCGTCAGTCGGTATACGAAACGACGAACGAGCATGCTCGTTCGACGTTGG